TTTACAACAAAAAGGTTAGAGAGGTGATTTGATATGGCTGAATTTGCAGCAGTATTAAAAGAAGCAGCGCCAGCTTACCTAAAGGGGCGCGCCGACAACACCATTCGTAACCGCCTTTTGCTGACGCTCTTGGCGAAGAATGGACGTATTAAGTACAACGCTTCATCGCATAAGTTGTACTGGGATGTTAAAGCTGGACAGCGTGTTATCGAAGCCTATGGCGACGATGGCGTGATTAACTTCCAGCGATCAGACCTCCATGAACAGTTGAATATCGACTGGCGTGGTTACAAAATGTCTGACCGTATGACTGAAAAGCAACGTCTCATGTTGGGCGACCTGACTGCGATCATTGATCGTTATTCTGGTGTCGCTGAAGACATGATGGATGACTTGCAAGATGGATTCTGCGGAGAGCTGTTTGTTGACGGTTATGCAACCGGAAACGAAAACCGCCTTCACGGACTGGATTCGTTCTTGGGTTATTCGACTGCCGCTGCTGCGGATCGTGTTGCTCAACCGAATGACACTTACGGCGGGCACAGCACGGCTGTTGCTACTCGCGGTGGAACGTGGTCAACGACCTCTGCTATCACGGCACCCAATGCAACCATTGCAACGGACTGGCCTGATGGTAATGGTTCGGCTGATTACGATTGGAATAGCCCGAAACTTGTGAACTTCGCAAGTTCTAACTGGGGTACTGGCTCGACTACTTGGGCCGACAACTGTGAGCGCGTTCTTGCTCAAACAACGATTTGGACAACTCTCACTGGTGGTAAAAAAGGTCGTCCGACCATTTATCTCCTTTCTGGCGACCTGTTCTATGATTACCAGAACAAAATGAGAGCGAAGTACCGAATCCAGGTTCCGCACAGCGAAGCCAATGACCTTGGTTTCTCTGACACGCTGAACCAAGACGGCGTGATGATTCAAGCCGACTTCGATGTCCCTGCTGGCGTCGGATACGGACTGAACATCAATCAGATGTGCTTGGAGTCTTTGGATAACGTGCTGTTCAGCAGCCGTGGTCCTGAGTATGACATTAACACTGACGGTTACTTGTGGCTGATCGGCTTCTTCGGTAACGCTCGTTACAACCCGAAGCATTTCAGCAAACTCAAGGATTTCACTGTTTAAAACTTTTTTCTATAAGGAAACTTAACGTATGTCTCGCTATAACAAACTACCGTTTGAGCGAGGGCGTTCTGCCTTTCAGAACCAAGCTACGTCTGATTGGGATATTACGTCACTTGCTCACTTGGAAGGTCAGAAAGTCTATCTTCCTAATATTGATCCGGCGAATCCAGAAGTTCGTCGTAACGGAACCGATGTGGTTGCTGTTATTGTTCGCAATGACAGTGGTGCTGCTCTTACTCCAGGGACGCCGCTTTGGTGGAAGACTGGATACCACGGCACTCGCGTAGACCACACTGCAGCCGGTGCAGATAATCCTATCTGCGGGTTTGTAGATGACCATCTTCCTTCTGGCGGGGTTCAGGATGACGACTTGTTTTACATGGTTGTCGAGGGTCCGGTTCTTGCCAAAACCCGAACTGGTGGAACAGGTCACGCAACTGTTGACGGCAATGCCGTTCTTCAGGAAGGTGGCTTAGTAACAAATGCAGCCACTACTGAGGGAACTATTGAGGCCGCTGCTGCTCTTGCAGACGCAGACGGAAATGAAGCAACTATTCAATGGAATATTTGTGGCCGTGTTATTGCGTCTGGAAATACAGTTCTTGGAACTGACACCTTAATCAACGTGAAACTCAACGCTTGATATTGGGGTTGGCTTGGTGCTAGCACTATAGCTTGGGCGTGGCTCCTTCGGGGGTCACGCCCTTTTTTATTCTTGCGCTTGCGTATACATTTGTGTAACAACCCCTAACCCCAATGGTGCAACATGGACGAAGAAAGATTACAAGAAGCCTTACAAGAGATAATTGCTATTCTTCTAGGTCTTTTGCAGGACGATGAGCCTAGCGCAAAAGAGGTTTTTGAGGAAATGGATGACACTCAAGAGTTTGAAGAAGTCAGTTTGCCTGAACCTTCTGTAAACGGTCAGGTAAAAAAAGAAGAACGTAGGGTCGAACTTGACAAGATGGACACCCCACCTGTCAGTGATTCTATACTTGTTGATTTGTCAAAATGCACGCGAGACCTTTCTGTTATGAGAAGGGGCGATCCTCTTAACTGCATTGTTATAGGCGAATACAGCGGAAGAATATCTCCAGCTATTTCAGACGGGTTTTCTGGTGCAGGCGGCAGAGTTTTGTGCCTGGGAGACTGCGTTGACAGCGATGGGCACCCGCTTAATGAATGGCTTGAATTAGTTGGAGACCGATTTCAAAAAACAATATGGCCAGTCAAAGGCGACATAAGCCAAAGCTTTCAAGGAATCGACCGTGCTTTAGATATAGTCTATTTAAGCACTTGTGGTTTATATTCAGAAATGGCTTCGATGATAAGCAAGTGGGCTGGCCTGATTAGGCCGGGAGGGTTTATCTGCGGGGGTCAGTTTGACGAAGGACTTTATCCTGCAAGTGTCGAAGCAATCACCGAGGTTTTTGGTTTAGAAAAAGTCGAGTTTCCAGGTGATGGAGGTTTTTGGATGGCCCAAATAGATTCGGTGAAAGCTGGACGATGAGCAATTCTTTAACTACCAGAAACCACAAGATATGTGCGAAATGCGGACAAGAAAAGTCTCGCAACAGTTTTGGGAAAGGTCCTAACAAGACTTGGTGTAATCGGTGCAACAAAGAAATATCTAAGATTCGCCGTTCAGACGCAAAGAAAAAACGTCTGAAGTCTGCGCTTTCCGAGTTTACGGCTATGCTTCGAGGTACTCAAGTTGAGGCACCTCACGTAGCAGAGTATTGCTCAAAGCTAATAGACAAGTTTGGTAGTTTAGATGAAATAGTTACAATGCATCACGCAGTCCTTACCTCCCTTGTTAGAGACAACCCTGGAAGCAAAACTGCCATTGATGCCATGAATGGCCTTGTTCGGCTTATGGAACTTTCTACTAAATATCGTGACAGTGCCCCGGACATTGAGGACCTTGACGACAATGAAATTGAAGAAGAGCTTTCCAAGCTAATGCTTGCAAGACTTGCTGGCGAGCCTGAGCTTCTTACTCAGCTTGTAGATGCTTCCGGCCTTAAAGTTGTTGACACTCAAGACCCAACCCAAGAGTTTACGGAAATAATTGATGTCAATATCGAATGACATAAACGAACGCATTAAGGCATTGTCTCTTGAGCGTGCCCAAAGAAAACGGGACGCTATTCGCATATATCGTCCTAGAAGCAAGAAGATAGAATCTTTTCATCGTTCTGTTGCAAGCGAAAAAGTATTGCGCGGCGGTGCGGGTTCTGGCAAATCATGTGCAGGGTTTGCTGAACTTGCATCTGCCGCAACAGGCATTCCCTTAATTGGAATGGATGGAAAGGAAATGCCATACAAGTATCCAAAGGCACCTTTGTTGATATGGGTTATTGGATTTGGTTGGGATCACGTTGGGGAAACCATACACAGGTATTTGTTTACTGAAATGTCTGGAATGAAAATGATTCGAGACAAGGAAACAAATGATTACAGAATATACAAGCCCTGGGAACCTGACGATGTAGCAAGGGCAGACGAAGTAGAATCCGTTCCACAGTTAATTCCCCCGAGGTTAATAGACCAGTCTCAGTGGGCATGGGAGAATAAAGGTGCTAAGCAATTCAAAAGGTGTGTTCTTAAAAATGGTACTGTTATCCGTGCGTTTTCTAGTACGTCCGTAGCTGCAAAGCGTGGTGACGAACCAAACATTATTTGCATTGACGAAGATATTGAAAATCCAGACCACGTTGAAGAGTGGCAATCTCGTCTTCGTAAGGGTGGAATCCTTCTTTGGTTAGCTCAGCCGTACAGCCACAATCACGCTTTAATGATGCTTTCTAAGCGAGCAGAGCAAGAGCGTGAGCTTGAAAAGCCTGACATCGAAGAGTTTCAAATACGGTTTAGTGAAAACCAGTTTATTGAACAAAAAGAAAAAGAAAAGATGCTTAAGCTGTGGTCTTCTCACGGAGAGGACGTTTTAGCCGCAAGAGATAAAGGAGATTACGTTATCGGGCACATTCTTATGTACCCGTCATTTTCAAAAAACTTGCACGGAATAGACTTGCAAGAACGAGGACAAAACGAAAGCAATCCGTATGTTCGAGAAATAGCTCAAGCGTTAAGAGCAAACGGCGGGCAACCGCCGTCAAACTGGAGGAAAGATTTGGTTCTTGACCCAGGACATGCAACTACTGCTGTTCTTTTTGGAGCGACTCCACCAGACCAAGAATATAAGGGAAGGTATCACGTTATTTACGACGAGCTTTATTTGCACCGCCACAGTGCCGATGAAGCTGCGAAAGCAATATCTAAAAAAGTTGGCGCAAAAGTCATGCAATCTTTTGTAATTGACCAGCGTGCAGCACGACAAACTGGGTGGGGCCGGGGGGCTGGGGAAACAACGCATCATATTTATAGCGAAGCATTTGCAAGGTACGGCCTTCGGTCTATTGAAACAGGAAGTTCTTTTTCTTTTGGGGCAGATAACGTAGAAGCAGGTTGCGCAAGGGTTCGTGAGTCAATGAATATTCGTGGAAATGGGGCCCCAGAACTTCTTGTTGTTTTAAATACGACACCAAATTTCCAGATGGAAATAAGCGATTACAAGAAAAGCGGTGGAATTAAGCGGCAAGAAGTTGCTGAAAACCCCGCCCCAAGGCAAAAAGACCACTTGATGGATTGTTTGCGCTACTACTTAAGTACAGAACCAGAGTATATTGAACCAGATAGGTCTCTCGCAGTTCCTTCTCCAGCATGGAAAGAATTTCAGACTTGGAAGAAAAAAAGAGAAACCCCAGAAAGCGAAAAGACCGTTATGAAAATCGGCCCTGGTGCCGCAAGCTGACCCCAATTTTAAGGAAAAATTATGCCCGATTTTATGCCCAAAGCTCCGTGCATTGGAGAAAACGTAGTTTGGTATCCGCACGGAGACATGAACCAAAAGCCGTTTTCCGCAACCGTTGTTGACAGACTGAGTGACGAGTGTATTACCCTGTACACGCTTAGTCCAACTGGCCGTCGAGAGCCAATGTTAAACGTAAAACACGTAACTCACCCTGACCACGATCATTCTCCCCAGGGAATGAAACGGTGGGGTGCCTGGGATTTAGTTGGAGAGTATGAAAAGCGGATTGAAAAAGAAAAAGAAGAGAGTGACAAAAAAAGGGCACTTGCTTTAGAGGAAGCAGAAAAAAGCATTCGTGTTGATGTTGACCGGATGAATAACCCTGATGAACAAGAAATGCTTATTTTGCGACTAAGCCGAGACCTTGAAGATGCTCCAGGCAGGGCACAGCAAGTTGCTGACAAAATAGGTGCTGGCATGACGCACCAAAGAGTTAATGCTGTATTGCGAAAATTCCCGCATTTTTTAAACGGTCAACTTCCAGAAGACGTTTACGAGACTAACGCATGATTACAAGCACAGAGCCGGGAATTGGGAAACCAAAGTCAAAGCTAGAAGATGCGCTTCGGCAAATTACTACTGGCTGGCTTTCTAAGATAGAGCTTGCAAAGCAAGCGAAAAGCCACTTTAACGAAGTGTCAGAACAATGCTCCGCATTTTTTCAGGCATCAGTTTCATTTATGTGGGAGCCGGATTTTAGGCGAAAGTTTCTTGGTACGGATGTTTCCCCAAACTTTCATGTAACTTTAAACAAGGCATTTGAGCTTGTTTCTATTTACGGCCCAACTCTTTACTGGCAAAACCCTCAAAGAATGCTTTCTGCTAGAAAGCACATGGATTTGGTGCCAGAGCTTTTTGGCGTTGACCCAACTATGCAAAAGCATATTGGCCAGCAGATGGAGCAACTTCAGCAGCAAATGCAACAAGCTCAGCAAGCAGCCCAGCAAGCAATGGCTCCTATGCAGCAGCAAATGCAGCAAGCCCAGCAGCAAGGGATTCCTCCTGAGCAGGCGCAGCAAATGCTTATGCAGCAAAACCCGCAGGCTATGCAGGCCCAGCAGCAGGTTCAGCAGTTGCAACAACAGATGCAGCAACTCCAACAGCAGCAGCAGCAACAACAACAAGCTCAAATGGCTTTTGAGTCAGCCGTTCAGCAAAAAAACAACGCTGATTCTCAGCGATCCATACGCGCATCTCTTATGGAGCATTGGCTGAACTACACTCCAAGCGAGCAGCCTGGGGGTGGGCTAGAAACTGCTGCAATGAAAGCAATTACAGAGTCTTTGGTTAAGGGCCGTGGGTGTTTGATGCCTGAAGCATACACGATGCCTGGAAGCAAAACTAAACTAACTGGATGCACGTACATATCGGTCGATGATTTATTCCTTGACCCAGACGCTACGGGCCTTGGGCCTAATGAATGCTGGTGGATGGCAGTAAAAAGAACCCAGCCAGTTTGGTATGTAGAGCGAAAGTTTGGTTTAGAGGGAAGGCTTCATTCAGCGGCAACTTACGAAAGGCGCAGCAGTTTTGGAGAAAGATACACCCAGGACCTTGGCAATAACGACAGGGCCATGGGCAAGACGCATGACACAATTACGTATTACGAAATTTGGTCTAAAGCTGGCGCAGGGCATAGACTTGCCGGATTAAAAAGCGAATACAACGACGCATTTGAAAAAGTGGGCGATTATGTGCGTATGGTTGTTGCTCCCAACATTCATTACCCATTAAATGCCCCGCCAGAAAAAGTAGAAAAAGCATCTTCCGAGGAAATAAAAAAACTACTTGAATGGGAATACCCGTTTTGGAAAGACGACAGGTGGCCTGTTGTTTGCCTTGACTATTGGAATCGAGTTCCCGACAAGGACCCGCAGAGTTCTGCTTGGCCCATAGCTCCATTAGAGCCTGGGCTTGGCGAACTCATTACTCTTAATGTTCTTGTTTCGCATATAGTAAATAGAACGTGGTCTTCAAGTAGAGATTTTATTGCGGTTCTTCAGAGCGCGCAAAAGGATGTAGAGAAATGGCTGAAAAAAGGCCAAGACATGACCGTGTTTCCAGTCAAGGAAATATACGGCGACATCAACAAGGTGGTGCAGTGGGTTCAGCAGCCGCAGATGAAAGCGGATATGTGGCAAGTAATAACCATGCTTACCGAACTCTTCGAGAAGCGGGGTGGCCTGTCGGAACTTTTGTATGGAATGACCGCATCTCAAAGTCGAAGTGCGGCTGACGCTGAAACCAAACGCGCTCAAATGAACATTCGGCCAGACCACATGGCCAAACAAGTTGATCATTGGATGGAACAATGCGCCCGTCAAGAAAAGATGGTTGCTCGATGGTCTATTGAGTCAAAGGACGTTTCAGTTATTCTTGGGCCCCAAGAAGCACAGCTTTGGGATCAGTTTATTGTTAATGTTCCGGTTGAAGAAACTGTTCGTGAAGTGGAATGTCATGTTACGGCAAACAGTGTTCGCAAGCCAAATAAAGAACGAGAAGCAACAAACATGGCTCAAGTGATGAGCGTGGCAATGCCCGAATTTAGTAAACATGCAGACGCCACATCCGACACAGGGCCGCTAAATAAATTGATTTCTAAGTGGGGCAAGTCTATCGACCAAGACATGGATGATTTTGAAATTGGTCCAAGGACGCCACCGCCGCCAGGGCCAGAAGCAGCGCAAGCGGCTCAGGCGCAGCAGCAGGCTCAACAGCAGCAGTTTGAGCTTCAAATGCAATTGCTTCAAGCCAAGGCTCAGCAAGAGCAGCTTAAGACTCAGGCCCAGGTTGCTTCTAGCCAAGCAAATCTCCAGAACCTTCAGATTAAAGCTCAGTCAGATATGGCTAAAGCTCAAACTGACCAGCAGCAAGCAGCAGCCAAGGCAGAGCTTGATTCAATTAAAATACAGCTTACTCAGCTTCAAGGCGAAATACGCAGACAAGAAGCAGAACAGCTTGCTCAAACTCGATACGAAGCCCACCAGCTTGAAATGGATATTCGTCGTCAGCAGCAGATGCAAAATGACGAAGAAGCCGAATCTAAGGAAAGAAGGGAAGATAGAGAGCTTGAACATGACTTGGCTATTTCCCAGGAGAAGCATGAGGCAGAAATGCTTCAAGACTCAGAAAAGCACACTCTTTCCATGGAGCTTGAGGCAGACAAAGCCACAAGGCAAGGTCTTATTGACTCTATTACGGCTGGTCGTCAAGAAGAAATCGAGACCCAGAAAGCCGACACTCAAAGGGAAGTTGCTATACGTCAAGCTGAAGAAAAAGCAAAAATACAGCGATTTGAAGCTGCTCAAAAAGCTAGAGAGAGACAGCAGCAAGCCCAGAAGCCCCCTGAGCAACAAGGACCCCAGCAATGAAATCCAAGACTATAGGGAAAATAGTAGACGGTAAATATATCAACTGCGATGATTCCCCCCCGCCAGAATCTCGAATGAAGGAGGTTCTGGATAGCCGAAGAATGCCCTCAATTAGAACCGATGCACAGTTTTTAGCAAATCATGGTACACTAGATAAACAGTTTGAAGGAGATGACAGGCAGCTTAAGGCGGTGACAGATAAAGCAAAATCATTAGGTTACAATCCAAGCCCAAATGATACATACATTCCCACTTTGGCTAGATTTCCGGGCGATCCGTTGGCCTTTGTACCAGCCGGTAGCCCAAAAAACCATATCAAAAAAGTATGTGAGGCCACTGACCGTGCGTGCGAAGGAGATGTAACTGTAAACAGGTCAAGGAAAGAACCTGCAAAAACAGTGAGACTTGGAGAAGACTTGGTGCAGGAAGAAGCCGCACAGCGTATAGCAAGAAACCCCGAAGAAGCATTAAAGCCCCAGGAACAGTTGCGTAACGAAATTTTGGACAAGCATGGCGCAAAGCCATACGACAAACAATAGGAGGGTCATTAACAATGGCACTAACTCAGGTAGCGAAACAGGCGTTAGAATCTGCTCTTACGGAGCCTAGTGCCTACACGGAAATCAAAGCGATTCTTGAAGGGACGGATCACACCTCTCCCTTGACCGCTGGTACTGGAATTACAAACAGCACCGACACTGTGTACAAGTCTTGGAAAGAGCAGAACGGTGGCGTAATCCACACCAGCATTTTCATTGACATTCATGGATTGCAGGCAGAAGGATCGCTGAATGACGTTCTTGGGAAAGACGGTGAAGCCAACTGTCACCTTGGTCAAATTACAACAGCCGTAACCGGAACCATTTTTGCCGGAAAAATGTCTTGCCTAGAAGTTCCTGGGAATGTCGATCAAGACATTGATTTAAGTGCCTCTACAGATGCAACGGTTGCTGAGTCAGCAGACATTACTGCCGCTGCTGGATTTGACAAAATCCTTGATACCGACTTTGACTGGACGGCAGATAACACTACTACGGGTGTTAAAAAGTTTGCTCCGGCAGACTTACCTGGAAACGGCGATTACCTGTACCTGTCCGTTGGTGAAGGTGGGACTAGCGATGGTGCTGCCAATGCTGGTCAATTCCTGATCGAGTTCTGGGGAACTGCGTCCTAATAACTAAGGAGACTTATTATGGTGGACGCAGGATTGCGTGACCTTGGACCCAAGGTTATTAAGACCAAAGTTGTAAACCTAGCTTCTGGTAGCGCAACAGACGTAGAGGCTATTGCTCTTGTTACGGGCAAAAAGATAGTCGTAATAAACTTCTACTTGGTTGTTGAAGAATCAACATCCATTGGATTTAAGTCTGGTGGCAGCACAGCCCTTACGGGTTTGATGATTCAAGCGGAAAAAGGTGTTTACAATGCAGGTTACAATCCAGACGGTCATTTTCAGACCGCTGCTGGTGAAGCACTTAATATAGCCTGCGGCGCAGACACCGATATTGACGGTTGGATTAACTACTACGAAGAATAGCGAGACAGACATGGTACGGCCACGATTAAGCCCTGAAACCGCTGGTTTCGTGCTGACTATCTTGTTTGTTCTCGCGTCGATTAGTGCTAGCTATGGCGTCAGCCAGCACCAGCTTAATCGACATGAAGCGAAGCTAGCAGAGGTCGAAGTTAAAGTAAACGGCAATGAGAACAGGCTCATTGAAATTGCTGCGGACGTAAAATGGATTAGAGCAAGGATGGCGAGGGATGACAGATTAGGGCTAGGCTCACGGTTTGGCCCCGTCCCAGGTAACAACCCTCCCAAAAAATAGGAGAGCCAGGGATGGCGACAGTTGTTCACCGGGAAACCCTACAGGTCATTTATCACGCAAACACTCCTGATTTT